TCTGTCTTCATCAGGAAGATAAATATCTCCTGGTTTTGCACATCTTCCTCTAAAAGATCTACTAAAAGAAGTTTGTAACCAGTAACTATTATCAGTTCCCCAAAAATTATTACACCAAGTTACTCCATCTTCGTGTTTATCGTTTTCTCCTAAAGGACCATTTGAAGTTTCAATATTATTGTCAACAACACAAACTCTTTTAACTACATTAGTTGTTGAATCTATTTCACAAAAATTTGCCATGATTAACTATTATACCATGTTCCTTGTGTTACCCAATAGTACACATCATTGCTTCTCCATACACCACTTGCTGGGGGATCTGTTCGATCAAAACCAACTTCTCTTATTATAACTCTTCCTGAACCTCCCGATCCTCCTGAACCTTGACCTGGAGAAGTTCCTCCTCCACCGCCGCCAGTGTTAGCTTGTCCGGATTGATTTCTTCCGCCTCCGCCACCTTGACCACCTGGGCCTGGAGGTGCACCGAAGCCACCGCCTCCGCCTCCGCCAGCTAAAAAAGTTCCTGAATCTGGAAAACCTGAAGGAATTGTTTTACCATCACCACCAGCGGCTTGACTATCTGTACCGCCAGCTTCTCCCGCGCCTCCGCCACCACCATAAGTTTGTGGTGTTCTTCCTGAGCCTGAGTTTCCAAATCCGAATGTTCCTGAATTACCTGGTTGTGAAGGTTGTGTTGCAGCAAAACCTCCCTGTCCCCGGCCGCCTCCGCCACCGGATCCTCCAGTATTTCCCGAAGTAGCATATCCACCACCTTGACCACCGGCCTTAGCAGTTAATGAAGCACCCGGAAAAGATGAATCGCTTCCGCCGCCACCGACTGTAATAGGTGAAGGGGATTGTGGAGATGTAAATGTAGCTGGTGAAATAATCATACCACCTGCTCCTCCGCCTGAAGATCCATCAGTATTAGTTTGAGATCCACCACCGGCAACCATTACAACTTCTAAATTTGTATAGCTTGTATTACAAGTCCAAGTTCCGCTTGATGTAAAATTAGATATGATGTTAGGAAAAGTAGTTGTGCTTGTTCCATTTTCTGGACCTACAATTCCTCCGTTACTTACTTGACCTCCGATTGTGCCAATGAAATCTGACGAACCTGATGGCATTATCTACCTCCTACGCGTCGTTTAGGATCTCAAAGTTAACAATACAAGTTAAATCGCTATTAGCACTTGCTCCACCTTCTAAGGTGTCGCCTTCTTCAAGATATAAAGCTGAATTTTTATCTATGACTACTAAAGTTGAATCTGCTGGAACCGCTACTGTAGATGCGAATGCTACAGGTGATCCACCTGATTTTTTTAGAAACAGTGAAACGTCTGCTGATGATGATCCATCAATATTTGCTACTATGATACTATTAATTTTTACAAGTGTATCTGAAGCAGCTACTAAAATATCATCTGTAAGAGTAGTGGTTAATGCATGAACGATTGACTCACCTGTTATTGATGTTACATTTACTAGATTTGGATTTGCCATAATTTATTTCTCCTGTTGATCTTTTATCCGAAAACTAATGCCATTGCAATAGCTTTTCCTACTGTTGATGCTTGACTACCGTTAATTTGAACCGAACCCGTACCTTTTGGTACCAGATTAATACTAATATTACTATCTCCACCAGATGCTGTAAATGACGGTGCATTTCCGGCAGCTGCATTAGCAAAAGTTAATTCATTAACTGCTGAACCTGTAGCTGTTAATAAGAATAATTCATTGCCACTAGTGTCTAAAATTGAAGTACCAATTTTAGGTGAAGTTAAAGTTTTATTTGTTAAAGTTTGTGTTCCTGTAAGAGTTACGTCTCCTTCTCCTAAACCTGTATCAAAAACACCAGTGTTTGTTGCAACACCATCTAAAAATATTACATGAGTAAGTTTATCGTCTGCTGCAAGAGTAACAGTAGCTCCAGAACCTGAAGCTGCTTTTAATTGTACTGTATGAGCTCCAGACGTAGAGTTATCTATAAAATAAAAGTTTTCTGTATTTACTGGAAAAGTTACAATTTGATTTCCAGATATAGTACCTGTTAATTTTATTACTCTATTTTGAGCTTTACCTGTAAGAGCTCCGTTATCGATATCTAATGCTGTAGTTTGAGCACCACCTGCGATGTCTACTTCTAAAAATCCACCGCTTAATTGTTCAATAAGATTTAAGTTTGCGTTTGTTTTATCACCCCAAGTACCGGCATTTTCACCGGTTGCCATTAGTTCTAGGCCAAGATCTGAATATGATGATGCCATAATTTTTTTCTCCTAAGCTGTTTTTACTAAGCTGCATCTGTATAAGATGTATTCCCAGTTATGTCAATATCATTATAATTTGTATTTCCAGTAATATCAACATCTCCATATCCTAAAGCTGCTGGATTACCTACACTAGAAGTTGCTTCAACACCTGTTAATCCCATTACATCTGCAGGAGATATTTCACCTGCTGTCGATGTAGCACTAACTCCGGTTAATGGTACTCCTATTTCAAGCGTTATAGATCCCACAGAAGCGGTTGCTGAAACACCAGTTGGCTCAACTAGCTCTACTGAAGTTATAAATGGTTCACCCAAAGAAGCGGTTGCACTTACTCCAGTAAGTCCCATGACATCGGCAGGAGAAATACTTCCTACACTAGATGTTGCACTTACTCCAGTAAGCCCCATAACATCAGCAGGAGAAATACTTCCTACAGAAGATGTTACACTTACCCCAGTTAAGGTTCCAGCAAAATCTACAATAACTGTAGGTGAGCCTACGTTTGAAGTCGCGCTTACTCCTGTTACGTCTATAAATTCTTCTGGTATAATTGTTAACGATCCAACACTTGATGTTGTGCTTAGTCCTGATGGTTGAACTAATTTATTAAATGAATCTCCATAAGGTTCTTCGCCCCAACCATTTCTACCCCAACCAACTAAGGTACCGGCATTATCAAAGTCTCCAAGTTCTGTTTGAGCTTGTTGACCTGTTGGTGTTACAATAGAAGTTAGATCAAGAGTTAACGATCCTACTGAAGATGTAGCACTTACTCCTGTTAATTCTGCAGTGATTATTTGAGCTGCTGTTACAGCACCTATACTTGAAGTTAAACCAAAACCAGTTGGTGCAACAGAATATTCTACACCCCAGCCAGAGTTGCCCCATTGTTGTCTACCCCAACCTGACTCAGGAAAAGCAGTTATTTCTCCTACCGAAGAAGTAGCACTAACTCCAGTTAAAGTAATTGTAAGAGTATTAGATGCCCAGGAGTTTTCGTTCCAGGCTACTGAAGGACTATCTCCACCCCAAACTGAAGCCATAAGGATTTACCTCCTTATGCTATACGAAGAATTGCGTTAGATGCGTCTGCTGTTGGAAATTGAATTGTAAAAGTTCCACTTGATACAGTTTTGTCTCCACCAAATGCAATAGCACAAACTGCTCTATCAGCATTTGTATCATTGTATATTAAACAACCATTAGCTGTAAATGAAGCAGAAGTAAAACTAACGTCTGCAAAATCACAACATGCAGTGTCCGTTGATAAAGCTGGTGTCACACTCGTTAAAGTTGCTCCACCTGCAGTGTATGCAGATCCTGACGTGTTAGAAATCTCGTTTGATGTACTGTAAGCTGTTGTTGATTTGTTTAAAGTTGCTGAACTTGTATATAAAGCTATTTTAAATGTGTTTCCAGATGACGCTGTAAAATTATGTAAAGCTTGTAAAACTTCTGCTTTAAAACTGTTACATACTGCCGATGTTATTGCCATAATTTTTTCTCCTCAATTTACGGAGACGGTGACTTAACTGGTATTCTAACTGTTCCGTCAGTATAATCGTCTCGTCTTCGTCTTCCAAGTTGCATTCCTGCAAGTTGTTGTATAGCATTTTTATATCTATTTTCATAGTATGTCAACATATCAGTAGGACCTTTTAAAAATGCAAAAGCCTCCACTAAACAAGCATATAATAGTCCTTGTGGAAAATATGTACTTAAATAAGTATTGTTATTAAAACCAGTTCCCGAC